TCAGGGCGCCCCTCCCGGATCGACCCTCATACTGTAGGGGCTTTGTCCCGGCGATGGACGGGTCCTGATGGATACCGCGCCTGTCCAAAAGGATAGTATCGGCGTATGCATTGATCCGTGCAGCTTGCGCAGCAGGGTGGAGGGTTGGCCGCTCTTCAGCGTGACGAACCCGTCCTTGCCGGCGTCCTTGCCCTTGCCTTTCCGGCCGGCGCCGACATTGAAGACGAAGGACACCAGCGCACCGCGCTGGCGGTCCGTCAGCTCCACAGTGACGGCGCGGTCGACCACCGCCGCGGCGGTGTCGAGGTCGGCCTGCAGCAGCTGCTCGGCCTGCGCGTTGGTGATGCGCAGTCCCGGCCGGACGTCCGGGCCGGTGTGGCCGTAGCCGATCGTCCAGGGAGCACCGCCGGTGGCGGGATCCGGGTAGGCAGTGAGACGCAGGCCTTCGGCCTCCTTCACCAGGTCGACGGCGGCTTGCGGGATAGCACGCATGGGATTCTCCAGGCATGAAAAAGCCGCCGGGCGCATGGCCGGCGGCTTGGTTGAGGTTCTTCAGAACGAACGATGACGTTGCACTGCCAGTTTGCTATTATTTCACAGGCCCCGCCACCTTATGAGTAAGCACTAAAATATCATGATCGAGCAGTTTGAACTGAACCTTGAATGCGCCGCTTTATTGGAGATCAATAACATCTACATGAGAGGCGGGAAGTACAATGCTAACTTGGATATGCGCATTGAGGCACCGTCTCTCATATTCTCTGGAACAGAAAATGATTACCCAGCTGTAATTAGCGCATTCTCTTACAGTTGGAGTCTGATAAGGAACATTGGGCATATCGGTCGTTACACCTCGATCGCCAAAGATGTGACTTTCGGTGAAACCGAACATCCGACCGATTGGCTTAGCAGTTCCAGCTTTACCTATGATCCGGGTTTCATCTGGCAGAGGTTCGCTGAACAGCACGGAACTGGATTTCAGCCGATCAGCCTGCCTGCCGAACCCAAGCGCTCACCCATAATTATTGGAAACGATGTTTGGATCGGCACGAGAGTCTACATCCGCGGCGGCGTTACCATTGGAGACGGTGCAATCGTTGGCAATGACGCAGTCGTGACGAAAGACATTCCACCCTATGCCGTTGTGGTCGGCAATCCGGGGCGGATCGTCAAATACAGATTCCCAGAACCGATCATTGAACGTTTCTTGCGGCTGAAATGGTGGCGTTTCTCCTATACAGATTTTGGAGACATCGACATTCGAAATGTTCCAGAAGCCATTTCCTCTCTAGAGGATCTGTGCTCCTCTGGCTGCATTGTTCCTTATACCCCCATGTCATTGACGTTTAGAGACCTGAAGGAAATGGGGACAAGGCCCAGTGAACTGGCGCAATTCCTGCGGAACGCCCGAACTGCTGCGACGCAAGCGCGATAGACACACCGCAGCTTGGGGTGTTGTCACGCCACCGTCCCGTTGCCCGCCGACGGCAGGATGATGGTCAGAATTTCGCCCGGCGTAACCGGAATATCGACTTCGACATACCCGCCCGGCCCGCCAGGGGCACCGGCCGCCCCACCCGGCGCGCCCCACATTTTGGCGCGCAGCAGCGTCACGCCGCTGGGAACAGTGAAGTTGTAGGTTCCCGGATCGGTGAAGCCCGTGGGGCTGCCCGCCCCGAAAATCGCGCCGACGGTGGTAAAGGCCCGCCCCGCCCCCGCAGCGGCAGATGACCGCTTGGACGCGCCAAGCGCACGCCCCATGCGGCCCAGCGGACGAAATCCCGGCATGGCTCAGGCTCCCGTATAGCCGCGACCTTGGCAGCGCCAAGAGAAGCCATTCGCAAGCGCCACCGAGGTGCCGACATAAAGTCGCTCATTGCCGGCCAGCAGCAGGTTGCCGTCCGAATAGCCGAAGTCGATCAGCTTGGGCTCATCGGTGGTCGATACCGTGTCGGCCACGATCAGCTTGGCGTTCAGCAGCCGCTTGGTGGTGCCGCCATCGGTGGAGGCGTAAAGGTAAGCGACGGTGGCAGAACAGGTTGCCAGCGGCAGCACCGTTACGCTGTTGATTTCCGCACCGTCGGCCGGAGCTGTGAACAGCGCCACCGTGTTGTCGGGCGCGCCGGCGATCGTGGCGTTGGCGCCTGTGGTCAGCGCGGCCCCGCTCAGCAACTGCTGCGGGAAAACAGCGACGTTGGAAACGGCCATGATGAAAATCTCCGTCAGAGGAAGGAAGCGGCGAGCGCATGAGCCTGCGCCCTGGTCATTGCGGTGCCGGACAGCCGCCACGCGGCGCCGTCATAGGTCGCGGTATACTTGGTCCCGGCCACCAGCGCGCCGGGGGCCAAAGCGCGGCCCTGGGCGTCCAGCAGCGGACGGGGAGGCGTCGATCCCACGGCCAGCGTCATGTATCCATCCCGCACAGTGGCAGGGCCGCTCGTGGTGGTGGGGATAGGAGCCGTCGGGACGGTGCCAACTTCGATCTGCGCACCCCAGGCGTAGACCGCGCCGGTGCCACTGGCCTGAACAGGAAAGATGTGCGGGCCGATGACGGTCTGGCCATTGTTGGTGCAAGCAATGGAGACCCGCCACCAGCCGCCGGGGATCGGGTCGATGGCGGATGCGACCGGCGCACCGGTCCAAGCGCTGATTGTTCCTGCCGACAGGTTGACGTCGACTCCGGCCGGAGTCGCGCCACAGTTAAAGTAAAACCGGCAGGCGGTGGATGTGCCTGCCTTCAGGAAGACCGAATAGACGCGGGTCAAGGTGTCGGCGGGTACAGCAATGCCTCTGTTGACCCCTGATCCCGGCGGCCCGCTGATGGTGTCGGCTGTGGTCGCCCCGTCCGGTGCCGTCGCAGTATTGGCGACCACAGTGGCGCCACCGAATGTTGCCCAGGTCGTGTCGAAATCGGATGATAGAAAGCAAATGTTGTTGCGGGATGCCGCGCCATTGGAAATCCCCGCGATGAATTCCACCGACGGATTGCCGGCCAGCGATGCCAGCGGCCCGGCCAGAGTCTGCGCGTTCGGGGTGCCCGCGGTGACTGCGCTATAGTAGACGGGTCCACCAGCGGCCCCTTGTGGTCCGACATCACCGGCCCGGCTGAAGCCCACGGCGACCGGATCACCAGCCGTGAAGCTGCCTGGCCCGGTGCCGCCGGTGACCGTGATCTTGCGGTAGCCGGTCCCGTCCACCACGGTGCCGGTGACCTGATACTCCAGCCACTTGGTGGCGTCGGTGCGATGGGCGATCCGCAGGGTGCCCTTGACCGCGGCTGTCGAGGCAGTCCAGCGGTCCAGAACCGTGGTGATGGAGGCGCCAGCCGCATCCACGTTATCGACATAGAGCGCCGTTGCCGCGCTGGGCGTGGCGTTGTTGAGGCGCACCTTGCCATTGCCCGGATCGGCATCGGTCGTGGCCGTGTCCCAGGTAAGGCGCACGGAGGGGATCGAGCCACCCGCCGCGTTCGCATACTGGCCGGCAAGGGTGGCGCTGCCGGCTGCCGCCGACGCGCTTCCCTCCACCGCTGTCCGGTCCTGCGCCACCGCCTGCCGATCCTGGGCGGTCGCCTGCCGGTCCTGCCCGGTGGCCTGCCGATCGGCAGCGGTCGCCTGGGCATTCTGCTGGGCGCTCTGCGCGCTGCCAGCCGCAGCTGAAGCCGACGCGGCGGCATTCCCCTCGCTGGTGGAGGCCGCGGTCATGGCAGTGCCCACCCCGTTGGCCACCGTGCCGATGTCCTGGATGCACGGATCCCAGTTGTCGGCCATGCCACCCACGCCGGTGAGGCCGCCGGGGTTCTGCGCCGTCATCTCGTCGCCGTTGTAGTAGTTCAGCAGCCGCTGGGCCGCCGCCAGCATGTTGGCCAGCGTCGTCATGTCGTCACCTCACCAAGGGAAATCGCGGCGGCGCTGTGCAGGTCGTTCAGGTACTTCTGGCTGAAGTCCTCGATGACCTGAAAAAGCCCGCCGTAGCGGTAGCAGTCGAAGGCGCTGTCGGTATCCGGCAGCCACACCGCCGGCCGGTCGGCGTCGAGGAAGTTGACCAGGTCGAACAGGCGGTCGCGGTCGCCGGCCTCGTTGACGGTGCGGTCCAGCGTGGCGGTGCGCCGGCCGCGCCCGGGCTCCACCGCCACCCCGCCGCCGGCCAGCTCGGTCACCTTGCCGCCGCGGCGGTAGCCTTCAGCCGACGCACCGACATGGCGGTCGATTGCCAGGCTGTCGCCGGCCCAGCCGAAGCCGATGCGATAGGCCTGCTCGGTGGTGCTGTAGCGGCTGCCGGTCACCCGGTAGGCCGGGCCGTAGATCGTCCAGCGCAGCACCTGCGCACTGCACAGCGGCATCACCACATGGATGTTGGTCGGGTAGCGCAGGAACTCCCGGGCGCCCAGCTGGCCCAGCACGGTGTTCTCACCGCCGAAGCGCAGCGTCTTGGGATCGTAGAGCCCAGGCAGCACCAGGCGGTCGATGCCGCTGGCGTGCTGGGTGGTGAAGGCCAGCGAGGTCCGGGCGCTGGTCTTGAAGGCCTCCAGCCGGATGCGGCCGGTCTTCCACAGGTTGGTGCGGTAGAGCCCGGCATAGGTCAGGTCGATCGGCCGGTCCCACTCCAGCACCACCGGCTCGTTGCGGTCGCCGATCCGGGTGGACACCGCGGCATCCACCAGCGGCAGCGTCTTCAGCGCATCGAGCGGCGCCGTGTTGCTCCAATCGGCAGGGGTGCCGGTGATGGCGCAGTCCTGTTCCGACAGCTCGTTGATATGGGCCAGCAGTCCGGTCGCCATGGCTCACCGCGCCACGTAGAGGGTGGCGCCGCCGCTGCGGTCCGCGATCGTCCGGCCGTAGACCACCACCGGCGCCCCATCGGCAAAGCCGGCGATGTCGTCCTCCACCGTCACGGTGTCGCCGATCCAGATGCCGGGCGCCCCGTCCAGCGCCGGCAGCTCGTAGAGGGTGGGCGGCGCCGACAGCTCGGCCACCCAGCCCGGCAGCTCGGCCGCGGCATCGGCGCTGAGGGTCAGGGCGGTCTCGACGGTGGCCACCTTGGCCGAGCTGCCCCAGGCGGCGGCGATCGCCGCGTCGATGGCCGATGGCACTTCCACCCATTCCCGGGTCCAGCGGGTGGCGTCGGCCGCGGTGGCGTCGGTGGCGGCGCTGCTGGACGGGCTGGGGTTGTGGGCGCAGCGCAGCACCACCTGCTTGGCCGGCGGGTTGTGCTGGCCCTCGACATACTGCAGGCCCGTGGTGGTGCCGGCGGCGCTGCTGTAGCCACGGACCGCCGCCGCGGCGTTGGGACGGGGAACCCGCGTCACCACCAGCTGGCCGGCGGTGCCGACATACCAGCCGCCGCGGGGAACCGATCCGACGAACTTGGCATAGGCGGCGGCGTGGGTGGTGGCGTCGCCGGCGGCGAGGAACAGCCCCACCGTGCGCGGCACCGCGTCCATGCCGGCGCTGTCCACCGTGCCGGCCAGCCCGGCGCCGGTGGCCAGGGCGGCGATCAGCTCCCCGATGGTGCGGCGGTAAGTGCCGGCGAACTTGCGGCCCAGCACCTCGACGCGGAAGTCGGCATACTTCACCGTGGTGGTGATGATCCCGCTGGCGAGGTCGACCGTGAAGTGCGCGTTGTCCGCCGGGGTGGCGCCGCTCTGCCTGGTCACCCCGACACCGGAAGACCAGCCCCTCGGCACGTCCTGCACCGGCTTGCCGCCGCCGACGGACCAGCGGTGGAAGCCGTCGATGATCCCCAGATAGGTCGGCCGCGCCATCGGGCAGTGCCCCAGCGGCAGCTCCTTCAGCGTGTCCTTCATCTCGGCCGGCCCCTCGTAGCCGCCGGTGCCCTTGTAGCGCTCGGTCTGGATCGGCGTGTCGTAGTCGAGGCGCTGGTCGTAGATCGGCAGGGCGATCTCGGTGCGCTTGGGCTTGGGCTGGCCAGCCCGGGCGGTCCAGATGGTCACCGCCTCGGCCAGCGGCGCCCCGTCCTCGATCTCCCGCTCGGTCACCGCCTGGATGACATAGTCGCCGGTCAGCAGCAGGTTGAGCGGGCGGTCATCGAGGGCGACGCGCAGCCAGGCACCGGTGTCGAGGTTCTGCAGATTGGCGAAGCGCTGTCCCGGATTGCGCGAGGTCTCGTTGCGCAGCACCAGGTCGCCGATCCGCAGTTCGGCCTGCCCGTCCGCGGCGCCCAGGCTGCCGATCGACACCGACGCGTCGGCGCCGGCGGTCACCAGCGGCAGCCAGGTGACGTTCGTCGGGCTGTCGGCCGGGCCGGACTGGTAGCCGGGGAAGGTGGCCAGCGGCAGCCGGTACCGGTGGCCGCTGGAGCGGTGGAACAGGGTGAGGTCGATCAGACGCACCTTCATCAGGCGGCCCTCCGGGTGTTGGCGAGTTTTCTGGGCAGGTCGCTGGTGGCCGCCTCGACGCGGGCCAGCAGGGCGGCGGCATCAGCGCCGATGCGGGCGCGCTGGGTGAGGGCGTCGCGGCCGATGGAACGGACCTCGTCGCGCAGGCCCTCCACCGCCTCCAGCAGCTCGGCCACGCCGGCGCCGCCGGCATCGAGGGAGGGGCGGCGGAAGGAGACCATCGGCGCCGGCGGCTCCAGGTCGCTGCCGGGCAGCCGGACGTCGAGCGCCACCGGGATGCGCCGGCCGTCCGGCAGCGGTACATGGGCCTCGGCGGTGTGGGCGCCTTCCGACACCCATGCCAGCTGCGGCCCGTAGGAAATGCCGCCGGTGGCAAAGCCGGGGATGCCGGCGCCATGCGCCTGCGCCCGCACCGCCGCCTCGAAGGCGGCCTGGTGCCCCAGCTTCACCCACGCGTTCAGGCCGCCATCCAGCCCACCGTCGTAGCCGGCGGCGCGGACGGCGGCGAGCTGCTGCGCCTGGGTCAGCGCCTCCCAGGCGCGGCCGACATCGTCCGGGGCGCCGTAGCGTGCCCCGCCGGCAATGGCGGTGACGTCGGCGCCGAAGGTGGTGGCGCGCTGGGTCGAGGTGGCGAGCCACAGATTGAAGGCCTCGTCCAGCTGGCCGCCCCAGCCCATGGCGCGGGCGATGCCGTGCTGCTGTTCGGCCGACAGGCCATCCCATGCCGTCTGCACCGCCGCCGGCGCGCTGTAGCGCGGCCGGTTGTCGTTGCCGTTGGTCAGCTGCATCAGCGGCGTCAGCGCCGCCTGCCACACGGCATAGCTCTGGTCCATGACGTCACGCAGGCCGGACAGGCTGCCGAGCTGGCGCTGCCCGATCGCCGCGGCGTCGGCGCGGGCCTTCTGCAACTCCTTCAGCTGGTCCTGCGCCACCTGCAGATCCTGGGCGGCGGTGTCGAGGCTCAGCCCGCTGGTGTCGCCCAGCTCGGCAAAGACCTTGTCCACCTTGTCGAACAGCACCGACGCGGTGCCGCCGCTGGCGGCCTTCTCCAGCGCCACCAGGGTGGGGCCCACCTGCAGCAGCGTCTGCCGGGCGGTGTCCTTCTCGGCATCGGTCGAGCGGCTGTCCTTCAGCACCGCATAGGCGGCGTCGAAGCGGTCGGTTGCCTCCTGGATCTTCTGGCGCGGCGCCAGCGGCGAGTCGTCGCCCTCGCGGAGTGCCGCGCGGGCATCCTTGAACTGCCGGGCGGCCTGCAGCAGGGCGATGGCGCCGGACTGGATGGAATCGACCACCTGCTGCTTGGCGGCGATCTCGCGGTCGTAGGCGTCCAGCAGGTCCTGCTGGGCAAGCTGGAAGGCTTGGGCGCCCCGCTCGGCCGCCTGCACCAGGCGCAGCTGGGTGGTGTCGTAGCCGGCCGCGGTGGCCTCTGCCAGGGCTGCCGCCTGCTGGGCGTCCAGCGCGATCAGCCCGGCGCCTCGGCTGTTGCCGAGCGCCGCATACATCCGGCTGGCGACGTCGGCCTGCCAGGATGCCTTCTGCGCCGCCTTCTCGGCCGCATCGGCGCTGTCGCTCCACGCCTGGGTGAGATAGCCCACCATGGTGGTGTACTGGTCGCCGGTGATGGCGCCGTCATACAGCGCAGTGTTCAGCCGGCCCAGCGCCGCCCGCTCGGCCTCGATCGTCAGCGCGCCGGCGGATGCCGCCTGCTCCACCCCCTCGATGACGCCGGCCAGCCCGTTGATGGCGGAGTCGGTGCGGTCGAGGCCCAGCCCCTGCAGCCGGTCCAGCGCGCTGGACTTGGCGTTGGGGGTGATCAGCGCCTCGATGGCGACGGCACCCTGCCGCTGCACATAGGCCACCGCGTCGGCGTAGCTGTCCTGCAGGCGTCGGGTGTAGCGCGCCGCCAGCTCGGCCACCTCACCGGTGGTGTAGCCGAGCGACAGCAGGGCCGGGCGGAACTGTTCGAACTCGATCTCGGCCTGCTTGGCCGCCGCGGCCATGCCCACCAGCGGCTTGGTCGCCGGGCCGAGCCCCATCATCGCCTCGATGCCCTTGCGGGCGGCGGCGGTCAGCTCCGACTCCGTGGCCAGCCCCAGCTCGCTGGCCTTGCTGCGCCAATCGGTGATGGTGGTCTTGACCTGGTCGCCGATCGCCTTGGCGTTCTCGGTGAAGGTCTTCAGCAGGTTGTTGGTCGGATCCAGGCTGGCGTTCATCAGGTCGAGCTGCTGACGGAAGCCGGCGGCGAAGCCCAGGTCGGTGGCCAGATCCTCGGCCTTGGTCGCCTTGGAGGTCTGCAGCGCCTTCTTCACGTCGTCGTTCGCGCCGGTCAGCTGGCCGGTGCCGATCAGCCCCTTCAGGCTTTCGCGCATGTAGAAGGCGATCGCCTCGTTCTGGTCGGTGAAGGCGACGCGCTGCCCGGCCTTGTCGCCCACCTTGGGCGTCACATACCACTTGCCGTCCTTGGCGAACTGCTGCAGCAGGGCGGTGTTGGCGCCATCGCCACCGGTGACCTTGCCGCCGATCCCGGCCACCACCGTGTTCATGGCGGCGGCGACGGCATCGGTCACCTGCTGCATCTGGCCGGCGTCGGCGCCGTTGTCGGCCAGGGCGCTGTCACTGCGGAACCCGCCCTTGCCGTTCAGGACGATGTTGCCGGAGCTGTTGGGGCCGACGGTCGCCTTCTGCGTCCCGATCATGCCCATGATGGCGCCGACCACGGCACCGATGGCGATGCCGACCGGCCCGCCGATGGCGCCCAGCCCCAGGTAGGCGGAGAGTGCCGACGCACCGGCGCCCAGCGCCGCACCCGACACGCCACCCACCACCTTGGAATTGGTCAGGGTTCCCAGGTAAGCCCCGCCCATGCCGCCGAAGGCACCGGCGCCGGCGGCGCCCAGGTAGCCCGACAGGCCGCCGCTGATGCCGCCGGCCTGTGTGGCGCTGGACGTGGCCGCCTTGGTGGCGACGTTGCCCACACCGCCCGGCACGGAAGCCACGCCGATGCCCTGCGCCGACGATGCCAGCCCGCCGGCGGTCGAGGCCACCTGCGTCGTGGTCGAGGTCAGCTGCGTCCCGATGCCAAGGGTGCTGTAGCCGAACTTGTCGATGGCGGCGGACAGGCCGCCGGGGATGAGCTTGTCGAGCGCCCAGCTGCCGCCCTTGCTCAAGGCGGTGTTGGTCAGGCTGCCGGTGATCCCGCTGTCCTGCCCCGTTTGCCCGCCGCTGCCGCCGAACAGGTCGAACACGGTGGGCAGGTTGGTGCCCATCACCATGTTCTTCAGCGGGTTGATGACGGCCATCTTCAGCGCGAGCTGCTGCAGCTCCACGCTGACGGTGCTGATGGCGTCGGCCCACGACATGGTCGACTTGCCGGCGGCGGACAGCTTCTGCAGGATGGCGTCGAAGCTGCGATCGCCGAACTGCTCCAGCTCCTGGTAGGCGGCGTTGGTCCGCTCCAGCGCCAGGTTCTGCCGGGCAAGCGCTTCGGCGTTGGCCAGATAGGCCTGCCCCTCCCGGCTGGCGGCGTCGATGTTGCGCTCGCGCAGGTCGATCAGGGCCTGGGTGCGGGCCAGCTCTACCGCGCGCTGTTCGGCCGACGCGCCGATCAGCTGCAGCTGCTTCTGTCCCAGCTCCAGCTGGTCGCGCTGCCGCGGCAGCATCGGCCCGGCCGCCACCGCCGACTCCAGCTGCTGCGCCTGGGTCAGCAGCTCGATGTAATGGGCCTTGGCCTCGTTGTAGAGCTGGGTTCCCTGCTCGCCTTCCTTCAGCGCCAGCGTGTGCGCCTGCTCGGCCAGCTCCGCCGCCTTCACCGCCTGCGGCCCCTGCCCATAGGCGGCCACCAGCGCGTTCTGTGCCTCGATCCGGGCCAGGATCGGCTGGGTGGACTCGGTGCGGAGCTGCTGCTGGGTGGACCGCTCCTGTGCCTCCAGGTTGTTCCGGGTTGCCGCCGACAAGCCACGGACCGCCGCGGCCGCGACCTGGTTCTCGATCGTGGCCCGCCGGGTCGCTGCCTCGCCCTTGCCGGCAGCAGCGGCCAGCCGCGCCTGCGCATCGGTCTGCAACTGCAGCTGCAGCGTGCCCTGCGCCGCCGCCCCGGCCAACTGCGCCTGCGACGACGATTGCAGCACGGCCCAACGCTGCTGCAGGTCGAGCGGCAGCGTCTTCAGCACCGCCGCGAAATCCTTGGTCGTCAGCAGAGTCTTCGCGGTCTCTGCCCCAAGGCCGGGGTACTCCACCGCGACCTTGGCCAGCTCGATGCGGTTCTGCGCGTGCGCCTTGGCCGCATCGGTGACCGCACCGGCCAACAGGCGCTGCCCATTGGCCTGCCGCTCCAGCTCGGCCGTCTGGTCCCTGGTCTCCAGGCCGACGATCGGGCGCAGCGTCGCATCGGCAGCGTCCCGCCTGCGCCGCCACAGGTCGAGATCCTTGGCGTCGCCATTCGCCGGCTCCGGCCCGACCAGCTCGGCCAGCCGCCGCTGGTAGCCGGCCGGCACCTCCAACTGCTTGGACTTGGCCACCAGATCGGCGAGCTTCGCCGTCAGTCCGGCGACCTCACCGCCCATGGTCTGGAAGCTGGATGCCGCCGTACCCGCGTTGGTGCCGACACCCAGCACGGCCTTGGCCGCTTCATCGGCGGTGCCGTTCAGCAGCGCCAGCCCGGCCTCGGTCTCCTTGACTTCCTGTTTCGCCTTGGCCAGGGGGGCGGCCCACTCCGCGAAGGCCTTGACCAGCGGCTTCAGCCGGGCGTCCTGCTTGGCCAGCTTGTCGATGGCGGCAAACAGCGCCTCGGCGTCGATGGCGCCGGCGAGGAATTGCTGCTGAAGCTCGCGCGCCGGACCGAAGACCTTGGCGGCATCCTCCTTCGACAGGCCGGACTCGTAGGCGGCGCGGTCGATCTTGAAGGAACCGGCACGTGCGTAGGTCTCTTCCTGCTTCACCGCAGCCAGGGCGGCGTCGCGGGCGGCCTCCAGGTTCTGACGACGCAGGGCGGCGACCGCCTCCGTCATCGTCTTCACCTTGCCGGTGCTGCGGTCGAAGGCGGAGTCGAAGTCCCGCATCGCGTCGCTGTGCAGACGCGTCGCCTTTTCCGATGCGGTCATCCCGCTGGAAAAGACCGCGACCGCCGCGGCGCCCGCCAGCAGGGCGGCACCCACCGGGCCACCCACCAGGGCCATGGCTCCCGACAGCAGGGCCATGCCGCGCGAGGCGACCGTGGCCGCCACGCCGGTGCCGGCGATGGCGGAGGCCTGGGCACTCTGCGCCATGGTCAGCGCGACCGTGGTCTCCGCCACCCGGGCATCGGCCGCCGCGCGTGCGGTGCGGGCGGCGATCAGCGCCTCCTCGGCCTGCACCAGGCGCGCGGTCTTGCCGATGGCGGCATCGAGCGCCGCCGCCGCCTCGTACTGCGTCGCGCGGGCAGCCAGGTCGGACCGGGCCTTGGCCTGGGCAGCCCGGGCGGCGGCGACGTCGGCCGCCGCCGCCTCCACCGTCGCGGCGGCGCCGGCGCGCAGTGCGGCCTCCTTCTGCAGCACATGCCCGGTGTTGGTCAGCAGCTCCTTGCGCAACGCCACCTGGGAAGCGGCGAACTGCCCGGCAGCCTGGATCGCCGGCCCGACGCCGCGGGCGACGAAGGCCGCGCCCAAGGCCAGGGCGGTGGCTTCCGCCGCCGCCGTCACCCGGCCGAAGTTGTCGGCAAGCCCGGCCATGGCCGGCTGCACCGCGGACAGCAGCCGGTCGCCCAACTCGACGCGGTAGACCTCCGTCGCCGCACGCAGGCGGCTGGCCACCTGCTCCGCGGTCTCGGCCAGGCGGCTGTAAGCGGCCTCGGTGGCGCCCGCCTTGTCCTGCAGCTCCTGCTGCGCGTCGGCAAACGCTGTGCTCTCCCGGCTGGCCAGAGCCATCACCGGCAGCAGCGCCTCGACACCGCCGAACAGCAGGGCCAGCGACTCGGAGCTGCCGCCGGTCTTGTCGGCCACCTCCTGGAGGAAGTTGGCGAATCCCTTCGCCTTCAGCGCGCCGGCGTTGAACTCCAGGCCCAGCGCGCGGGCGGTCGCGGTGGCTTCCTGCGACGGCTTCAGCACGGCGGCGATCACCGACCGCATGCCGTCCATGGCGGTGGAGGTCTTGATGCCGTTGGCGGTCAGCGCCGCGGCAGCCGCCATCAGCTCGTCCAGCGACACGCCTGTCTGCGCCGCGATCGGGGCAACCTGCCCGATGTAGGAGGCCAGCTCCCTGATGTTGGTCTTGCCGGCGGCGGCGGAGGCGAAGAAGGCGCCGGCGACATTGGCCGCACCGCCGGCCGCCGCACCGTAGGAGTTGAGCACGGAGGTCAGGCCATCGGCGGCGGTCTGCACGTCGGTGACGCCGCCGATCGCCAGCCGGTTGGCCTCGGTCAGCACGGAGATGGCATTGGCCGCACTGTAGGCGCCGGCGGAAATGACTTCGTAGAGGGCCTTGGCCTGGTCGGTCGGCAGCCCGCCGAACTGCCGCGCCAGATCCTTGACCTGGGCGGCGTAGCGGCTGGTGTCGGCCTCCTTCAGCAGCGTGCCGCCCTGGTGGCCTCCACCAGGGAATCGGCGGCTCCGGCGCCGAGCTGCACGCCGGCCAGAGCCACCACGGCGGTGGCGACGCCGGACGCGGACCGGCCCAGCGCGTCGAAGCTGGAGGATGCGCGGCGCACGGAGCCGTCGACGCGGCCGGCGAACTGGTCGACGCGGGCTTCCGCCTGCGACAGCACCCGCCGCAGGCCAGAGTCGTCCGCGCCAACCGGCACCATCATGCCGGGAAAATCAGCCATGCCGGTCTCCGGAAACGAAAAGGGCGCCGGACACCCGGCGCCCCTGCCCTTGCCCTGTTGCGGGCGCTTCAGGCCGAACACGGCCCGCGCCCGATCCTTCAGCTCCGCCGTGTCCTTGGGCTTGCGCTTCTGGCGCTTGGCCCCGGGGGTGGTGGCGGCGAGGAAATCGACCTTCCCGTCCAGGGCCAGCTGGATGTCGGGGAACGGGGCGTCCAGCGCCTCGCTGCGCGACCATCCCAGCCAGCCGGTGGCGTACTGGAACATCTGGTCCACGTACTCCGGGAAGGTCAGCCGGCTTCCCCCGATGCGGTGGCCTCGCCGTCCGCCTTCGGCCCGGTGGTGCCGCCCTCCGGCTTGGCCACCTTGCCGCCGCCGGCGAGGAAATTCAGGAACAGCAGCACCTGCGGCGCGACGACGATGACGCCTTCGGCGAAGATCGCCTCGGCGGTGGCCTCGGCCTGCTTGCCGACGCGGCCGGCGGCGGCGTTGACGACGTTCACCAGCGTGTCGAAGTCGAAGTCGAAGGCGTTGGTGTTGGTGAAGGCCTGGTTCAGCCCGCCATACAGGCGGCAGATGGTGCGCGAGGCGCGGACGTTGGCGAACAGCTCGACGTCTTCACCGTCGAGGCTGATGGTCATCACGCCGTGCGCGAAGCGCGGCGCCGTGCTGGTGGCGGTCATGACAGGATCTCGCTTTGGACAGGGGGAAGGGCCGACAGCCAGGGCGGGCTGCCGGCATCGGGGCACCGGTGCTTACGGCGCGTCGTCGGCCGCCACCTCGACCGGCTCGGCGTCGATTTCGAGGCCGACGCTGGCCTCGATCACCTTGTCGTTGCCGCCGATTTCGGTGGTGTAGTCCATGACGTAGGCGTTCAGATAAATCGTGGTCGGCGTGCCGCCGTCCGGGGCGTCGTCGAACTCGATCTTGTGGTTGTAGGCCGTCTTGCGGTTCTTCGCCGCGGCCTTCACCGCCGCCTGCCCCGTGCCGGTCGGGATGCGGGCCAGCTTGACGGTGGCCGAGCCATAGTCGACGGTGCCCTTCTTCTTGTGGACCGCACCGTCGCCCAGCGTCTTGTAGGTGACCTTCTCGTACTGCTCACCGAAAGCGCCGAAATCCTCGACTTCCTCGACCTCGGTCCAGGTCAGGGCCTTGTACTCGGCTTCGGTGGTGCACTTCTTGGTGGCGTTGGCACCAGTGGCGATGAAGTATCGCGTGCCGGCGCTCTGAACAGCGTTGCCGCTCATGGGAATGCCCCTCCTTTGGGCAAAGAAAAGGGCCGCTCGGGAGCCGAGCGGCCGGGAAGCTCCGGAGGCTCCGGAGGGCTCAGGCGTCGGGCTGGCCGAACGTGGTCTGGTAGGTCACGACGAACTGCAGGCGGGTCACGCCGGCCTTCAGCTCGCCGCTGGTCAGGCGGTCGGTGACGCTGCGCACCAGCTCGATGCGGTCCAGCACGCCGGCGAACTTACCGCCGGCGGCGATCGTCTGCTCGATGCGCAGCGCCATGGCTTCGAGCTGGTCGTCCAGGTCGGCGCCGGCGCGGACGTAGCCATCGACATAGAGGTCCATGCGCCGCAGCTGGCGCCGGCTGCCCATGGTGATTTCCTGCGTCGCCTCGTCGGGCGTGAACAGGCCGATGCAAGGCAGCGCGTCGGCCGGCAAGGGATCGTCCCGGTTGGCGGTGACGGGGGCGACGGCCCCCAGCGCCGCGGCGATGGCGGTGCGGATGCGGGTGCGGGGGTGCATCAGCGCGACTCCCGCAGCAGCAGCACGGTCATCCCCTGCCCGTCCGGCCGCGGCTCCGACACCGTGAAGGACAGGCCGCGCAGCTCGACGTCGGCGCCGGCGGGCACCGGACCGCCCATGTCGGCGTCGACCACGGCCAGCGAGGTCATCAGCGTGGAGACCGGCCCGTCGTCGGTTTCCACCTGGTAGTGCCGGCGGTCGAAGATGCCGGTGACGGTGACGTCGGAGCGGCCGGCACGGCGGATCACCGCCGGCTCCCCGAAGGCGCCGACGCAGGCGGCGTTGAGGTCATCGAAGAACATGGGCGAAGTCCCCAAACGCGACGGGCGGCCCGAAGGCCGCCCGTGTCACGTCGCTGCTGGTCATGACGGTCAGCCCTGCAGGGCGGCCCAGGCCTGGTCACGCTGTTCGGCGGAGACCTCCAGTCCCAGCACCTCGCCCAGCGCCTTCAGCTCCGGCCTGCCGGCCTTGAAGTGCTTGGCGTTGGCCGGGTCCAGCTTGCCGATCGCCGCGATGATGCGGTCGAGCGGCAGCGCCTCCACCTCTGCCGCCTCGCCCGGCTTCACCCAGCGGGCGAAGCCGCGGGCCACCAGCGAGACGACCTGTTCGTCCTCCGGGTCCTTGACCTCGATGACGGCCCCCGGCCGCAGCGTGGTCTCCTTGGCCACCTTCACGGTGGCCAGCAGGCGCAGCTTGGCCATGGATCACCTCACCGTCGCGCACATGCAGGCGTTGGGACGCCGCGGGTAGACCAGCGGCGCCGACTGGCTCAGCAGCAGGCGCCGGCCCGGGTTCTCTTCGATCCAGCTCTTGGGGAAGATCTCCAGGGCCTGGTAGCCGGCGCGCGGGTCGAGGATGGCGCCATGGGCCTGGGTGCCCTCCATGGCGCCGGTGGCGCCCAGCAGCACCGTGTGGTCCGGCAGCAACGGCTTGGTGACGCCGTCTTCGGTGTAGGTGTCGTTGTAGGTGTAGAACTCCACCATGCCGATCCGGCCCTTGAACACGGGCGTGCCGGGCACACCGGGCTGGAAGCCCATCTGGACGATGGCGGCCTGCCCCAGCGTGCGGTCGAGCACCTTCTCCAGCTTGGAGTCGGCCTCGAACAGCGCCCAGGCCTTGGCGTCCATCACCACCACGTTGACCGCGGCACCGGACTTCTGGCCCACCTGGTCAATCCATTCCGACACGTCGGCATAGGGCGACACGCCGGCCTCGCCCCAGCGGGCGCCGGCGGACAGCACCAGCGACAGGTCGCCGGCGCGCTGGAAGTCCACCAGGACCTCCGGGTACTTCTCGCCCTTGACCACGCACTTGCCGGTGCGCAGGACCTCGGCCGCCATCACCTCCTTGCGGCGCAGGATCTGGGTCAGCTGGCGCTGCAGCTTGGCGCCCAGGATCGCCTGTTCGCGCGCCGCGGCCGACAGGGCACCGCCCAGCGGTTCGCCGGCCAGCCGGCGCAGCGGCTCGTCCGGCTTGATGTCGTGCAGCGGCTTCACATAGGCCGGGGCGAACATCTTGGTTTCATAGCCGGTGTCGGCACCGACGCGCCCGGCGGCCAGCGGCGAGACGAAGGGGGCGACCTCGACGTCATCGACCTCGACGTCGAAAATGATCTTCTCGGTGTCGCTGAAGCTGGCCAGCGGGAAGAACATGTCCAGCAGGAAGCGGGGAGCCTTGGCGCGCAGCGACCGCAGCACCCCCAGCATGGCGAGGGTCGAATAGATGTCCATGGGTGGGGTCCTCAGATGAAGATCGACAGGTCGCGCAGCGCGTCGGCCGCCGACGCGGCGGAGTGGCCGGCGCCGAAGGTCAGCTCGCCCGGGGCGAACTCGCCGGTCAGGTAGGCGACGGCGACCACGTCGGACAGGCTGGCGTCGACCGGTTCGGCCAGAACCGCGCGCACCGCTTCGGAGCCGTCATTGGCGGCGGCAGCCGACAGGGTGAACTTCTTGCTGGCGGTGATGCGGCCGAGCACGGCACCGGCCTTGAGCACGCCGGCGCCGCTGGCGACGGTCACCAGCCGGGTGACGCGCGGGAAGTCACCGCCGATCAGGGACGGCAGCGGCTGGCTGGTCTGGGAGGAGAAGCTGGCGGAGGTCATCACTTGCCGTCCTTCTTCGCAATGAGCCCGACGGCGGCCATGCTCGACAGCACCGCGGCGGCAGCCTTTTCGTCGTCGCTCATGGTGCCGGTGTCGGTGGAGGCGCCGACGGTCGGGTTGGGGTGGGCGTCCATGGCGGCGAGCGCCAGCGGGTTGCCGGTGGGGGTGGAGGCGCCGGGCGCGGTGGCGCCGATCGGCGCGGCCTCCAGCGCGGCGCAGGCGGCCTCGACCGTCAGGTCGGTGTTGAAGGCCAGATGCGCGGCGAGCTGGACGCGGCCGGCAGCGGCCGGCGCGGCGAAGATGGCGGCGCAGCGCTCGCGCTCGCTCGGCGCGGCGGCCTGCTGGCCACCGGCGGTCTTGTCGCCACCCTCGCCGGTGCCCGGCGCCTCGTCTTCCTCGCCGTCCTTCGGCTTGTCCTTGCCCTTGTCCTTCTGGTCGGCATCGTCGCCGGTACCAGCCTGTGGCGCGGTGCCGCCGGTGCCCGCTTTGGGCGTGTCGTCGGTGCCCGCCTGAGTCTCCCCTTCTGCGGCCTTGGAGCGGCCGAAGGGGTTCAGGTGAGCGAAGCTGAACGTCTTCACTGGTTTTCCCTCACATGATCCACCAGGGCCGAAAAGGCCTGGTCGGGTGGCAGGACCGCATCGGCCAGCCCAAGGCGCACGGCCTCGGCGGTGCCGACCGGCCCCTCAAAGCAGCGGGCCTCTGTGGCAAGGACCGCCGCCACGTCGATCCCGCGGGCGCGGGCGACGGTTTCGGCAAAGAGCTGGCGCAGGGCGTCGACCTGCCCCTGCCAGTCTGCGCGCACCGCCTCGGGCAGCGCGGCATAGGGGTGGCCATCGGTCTTATGGGCGCCGGACTGGATGATGGTCGGCTTCAGCCCGGCCTCCTCCAGCATGCGGGAATAGTCCCAGTGCATCAGCCAGACGCCGATCGACCCCACGCCGCCGGTGCGCGGCACCGCGATGCTGTCGGCCGCGCAGGCGATGGCGAAGGCGGCGGAATAGGCCTCTTCGCTGCAGATGGCCCCCACCGGCTTGCCCGTCGCCTTCTTGGTGGCGATGGTCCAGTCCACCAGGTCGAAACAGCCCTGGGCGATGCCGCCGCCGCTGTCGATGTCGAGGCAGACGGCGCGCACGCCCGGATCGGCGAAGGCATGCGCCAGCTGAAAGCGCAGCCCGTCATAGCCGGTGACCCAGCTGCTGCCGATGTAGCCCAGCTTGGGCACCAGCAACCCGGCCACCGACACCACCGCCACGCCCCGGTCCACCTCGTAGGGCCGGCGCGTGCCGTTGACCTCGCCCAGCCGCGTGCAGCCGGCCGGCAGCTCGCCGCCGGCGCGGTTCGCCTGGGTCAGCTGCACCATGCGCGCGGCCGCGGTCTCGGCCCAGGCTGGGGACACCAGCACGGGCTGCATCGTCTTCAGCATGTCAGGGGGACTCCGTCAGGCGCCGGCGGCTGCCGGCTCGGGCTGGTCAGGCGTGGGCATGAAGTTGACCTCGGGCAGGGTCAGCCCGCGCGCCTTCAGCGCCTCCTGCTCCAGCGCGATCTGGTCCAGCAGGTCATCGAAGTCGCGGCCCTGGTCGAGGGCCTCGTCGCGCAGGGTGGAGATGCCAAGCCGCACCCGCATCGCCGCGGCGGTGATTTCCTTCACCGGGTCCACCCAGCCACGCGCCGGCCCACGCCACACCCCGCGCAGCCACGCCTGCCGCCGGGCCCGGCTTTCCGCGAAGCCCGGCAGGTCGATATAGCCGCGCCACACCGCCTCCTCGAGCACCAGGTCGAGCGTCGGCCGGCACCAGGTCAGGGTCTTGTGCATGCGCAGGAACAGCACGAAGCGCCAGCCCTCCAGCAGCGACGCGCGGGCGCTGGAGTAGTTGGTCTTGCTGAAGTCGCGCATGAACGTCTCGTAGGTCATGCCGATGCCGGTGGCGATCAGCCGGCTCACCGTGGTGACGAACCCGTCCATGCCGGCGCTGGGCCGGTTGGACGAGTAGCCCTTCAGCGTCTCGCCCGGCAGCAGCCGCGGAATGGCGCCGCCCGGGCCGATGCCGAGCTGCACCGACGGCTGGGCGTTGCGCATGTCCATGTAGCTGTTGGCGTCGCCGAACAGGTCCAGCAGCGTCTGCCCGTCGGCCGGGCTTTCCAGCACCGCGGCGATCACCGCGTTGACCACCGCCGCCTGCAGCTCGGCCCGCTGGAACCGGGCGCGCTGCTTCAGCTCGGTCATCACCGGCGCGAACACGGAGACGCCGCGGTGCTGGCCCGGGCGCTTCTGGTCGAAGGAGTGGATCACCACCCGCCGGCCGCCCGGCCCGCGCAAGGGCACCCGCTGCCAGTCCGCCGCGGCCATCGCCCAGGGCATGAACAGGTCGCCCGGGTGGCTGGAGCGGATATGATAGGCGATGGGCGCCCCGTACTCGTCGATCTCGACACCGTCGCGCAGGCGCGGATCGCCGATGCGGTCCTGCGGATTGGACAGGCGGTCCGCCTCCACCGTCTGCATCACGGTGGCGAAGCGGCTGCCCAGCCGGCGCTGCCGCTCGGGCAGCCACAGCGCCAGCTGCAGGCTTTCGCCGGCGACGAGGTCGGACTGCACCGACTGGCGCAGCATCGAGCCGAAGGGCAGCTGACCGGTGACGTCGCAGGCGTCGCGGTCCTCGCTCCACTCGTGCCAGATGGACTCGATGCGCCGGGCGGCGTCCTGCGCCTGGTCGCGGGTGATGCCCAGCGCCCGGTAATCCGGCATCGACTGGAAATCCAGACCGAAGCCGATAGCGCTGTCCTTCAGCGACTGGACGGCACCGGAGACCAGGGCGTCGTTCCGCTCCAAGAGGGCACGAAATAGCGCCGCTGGTCCGACGCGAGCCACAGCTTCCACACCCGGCTGGTTTCGAACAGCAGCGGGGTGGAGCCTCTAACCTGCTTGCGGTTCCAGAAGGTTTCGCCGCGCGTCCAGAACAGCTTCAGCTTGTCACCCTGGGTTTTCGCCCCCGGCGTCCAGCCGTCGCCGTCGATTTCGTCGGCGAACAGGAAGCGCGCACTATAGCGACGGAAAGCATCGTCCGACGCAGCCCCGACCACGCGCACGCTGGCGCCGTTGCTCAGCTGGTAGAAGGTGGCGTTGTCCTGCTTCTCTCCCTTGCGCGTCGGCCGCATCAGCGGCTTCAGCACCGGCGTGTCACGCAGCATCGGCGCGACTTCGCCGCTGCCGAAGTCTTCCGCATCCGGGATCGTCGGCTGGGCGATGGCGCACAGCGTCGGGTCCTGGTGGAGGTGGTAGCCCACCGCCAGCGTGGCGCAGCGGGTGTAGCCGACGCGTGCCGCCTTCAGCACGGTCAGCAGCGGCACGGTCGGATCGCACATCAGGTCCACCAGCCCGCGCTGGTAGCCGTAGAGCGTCACCTTGCCGTGCTCGGCCCCGGTGCCCTTCGGGATCCAGCCGAAGCGCTCGGCCCACACGGAGCCGCTCATGCGCTCCTGGAACTTCAGGCTGCCGTCGAACAGGGCCAGCAGCGCCGTGCGCAGCTCGCCCCGTCCGGTCCGGTAATCGCTGTGACGGTGGGCGCTGACGCGCGCCGCCGCCTCAAGCCCGCGGTTCATCGTCCTGCCCGATGGCCAACCCGGCGCCCCAGGCCTTGACCAGCTCGTCGCGGGCGGCGTCGAAGGCCTGGTTGATTTCCTTCTCCGCCATCGCCTGGATCTCCGGCGCCCCGGTCATCGCTGCGGCGCGGCCGGCGATCTTGGCCACCGCGTTGGACAGGCCGGTCCGCAGGCTGATGCAGAAGCCGGCGACGTCGGCCGCGGCCTCGTGGCGGTTCACCACCTCGTTCAGGGCCTCGTCGGCCTTGATCTCGGCCACCACCGCATCGGCCACCGCCTTGCGGCGCTTGGCCTCATCGGCGGTGATGACGCCGATCTCGCCTTCGTAGCCGGCGGCGACGTCGGCCACGGCGCGGTCCACCAGCCAGCGGTGAACGTCGGCCGTCGCGAAGGCCCATTCCCGGCCCTTGGCCCCCTTCTCCGCGAAGGGGCAGCCGTCGCGCACCCACGCGTCGACGGTGGGCAGGCTGACGCCGAACAGGTCGGCCAGCTCCGCCCGGTTCACCCGTTGGCCCGGTTTGGACATAAACAAAAACCCCGATTCAAAAATTTCTCAGAGGGTGCACCGGTGCGGCCCGAATTACCCTCGTGGGTGGTACCCCCCGGAAGGACCCGTCAGCGCCGGACGGCGAAGCGGGCGTTGACCGTCCGCACCGCCTCCTCGAGGCGCCGGCCGATGTTTGCCCGCACCGCCCGCTCGACGATGTCGTGGAAGCGAAAGCGCGGGCGGTAGCTCGGCGCCCGGACAAAGATCATCACCGGCCGGGCGTCGGCGCCGTCGCGTTGGTAGATGCCCGGCGGCAGCCCGCCGGCATTGCCCGGCAGTGCAGCGAAGTAGCCGTTGCGCCGCCGCTTCTTCCGGCTACGGGCGCTGCCCGTGCGGTTGGCGCTATAGCCCAGTTCTCCGAAGGCCCGGGCCTGCGACAGGATGCGGACCACATCGGACCGCCGCATGTTGCCGTAGGCGTCCAGCCGCGCTTCCTCGCCCGGGACGGCGAACATGCCCGTAGGCAGCAGGCCGGCAGCCCGCAGCCCGCAGCTGGCGCTCCATCCGCTTGTCCCGGCGCGGTCCACCCTCGACGTTTGGCAGCAGATAGCGCGCCGCCGGGGTGCCCTTGCCCCAATCGTCCTTGAAGCCCACCCAGGCCACCGGGTCCGCCTTGGTGGCGGGCCGGATGAAGGTGGAGTTGATCGTGTAGGGCGTCGGCCGGTCGAAGGTCTCCGGCAGCGCCCGCTGCACCGCCTGCCGGACGTCCTGCGCCGTCCTGGTCAGCGCTATCGAAAGCGCATACCGGGTGAGCTGGTCGCCATACTGGCGGATGGCCGCTTTCACCTGCTGGGCAGAGGCCCGGATCCGTGCGTCGGCCATTTCGTTCGTACTCAAAATGTGACGGCCATCACTGCCGGCCAGCCTTCGGCGGATGACACTGGCAACCCGAGCCCATCTTGCGACGGTGGCGGTTGTGCTGAATGCCGTGATTTCGGGTGGCTACCCGTTCCGCACTGAGTTAGTGAACTAAACCAGACAGATCGTATCGTTCCAGATGCATAACGTTCGGTCTAATTCACCCCACCAGGGGCGGGTCGATATTGCCCGCCCCACATGTGAGAAGATTGACCTTACTCTCGCACTTCCTTCTTGCCTGAGTAGACGCAGGCAAAGGACGCATCGGAAACTACCACCTGCTTTGACAAATCGCACACTGCAGCGGGGACAATGCGGGTGACGGTGTTCGGAACCGGATAGCGGCCATCAACAATAAAGATCAGGCTATCCCCGATCTTGCACTTGCTGTTGATAACTCCCGAAACTTGAAGGCTATTTTCTCCGTCAACAATGCACAACATTTCGGCCTTAGCATTGGGCATCATGGCGAAGAGCGACACCGATACAGCTAATCCAAGCAGATGGTATTTCATACTGTCCTCCAGAATTGGTTCACTTGCGCATAGACACTACCTTTCGTATACATCGCGTTAAAAGACGTGCATGCGTCAATATGGCGCAGATCGAGTGGCGGTGCGGATTTTCACCCGCATAGAGGATTATTTAGCGAACAAGCACACGCCCACGTTAAAGTGTATTCCGAAGCAGCCGGCGGTTAGGGTCCGGACTCATAACCAGTATGCGACGGTCGCCACGATGTGGACGGCGGCCATGAAGTTGGTTGCGGAGCGGTCGTAACGGGTGGCGATGCGCCGGAAGTCCTTGAGGCGTCCGAACATGTGCTCGATGACGTTGCGGTTCCGGTAGAGGTAGGGAGAGAAGCAGTTTTTCCAGCGCTTGTTGGCGCGTGGCGGGATGTTGGGCGCGGCTCCCGCCTCTTCGATCTTCCGGCGAACAGCGGCACTGTCGTAGCCCTTGTCGCCGTGCAGGAGATCGGTAGCAGGCATCCGGTCGAGCAGACGGTCGGCGGCGGTGCAGTCGGCAACCTGACCGCCGGTCAACAGGAAGGCGAGCGGCCGACCGCGTGGATCGCTCAGGGCGTGGATTTTGGTGGTTCGTCCGCCACGGGACCGTCCGATGGCCTGAGCGCGCTCCCCCCTTTGCCGCCGCTCGCCGAACGATGGGCGCGGACCGCCGTGGAGTCGATCATCACCCGGGCCGGTGGGCCGCCTGCCGCTGCCAACGCATGGAAGATGTCTTCCCACACGCCCTTGGCCGCCCAGCGGACGAAGCGGTTGTAGAGCGTCTTGCGGGGGCCGTAGACCGGTGGAGCATCCGCCCAGCGCCCACCCGACTTCAGCACATGGACGATTCCGCTGATCACACGACGATCATCCACGCGCGGCTTGCCGCGGGTGTTGCGCGGAAGGTGCGGCTCAAGCCGTCCGAACTGCTCCACCGTCAACCAGAACTGACCGTCGCTCATCGCATAGCCCCTTTCCACGGCGTTGAATCACAACGGCTCACTGCCGGAAAGGCTCTTTATGGGTCCAGACCCTACGAACAAAAGCACCTACTTAGAACGATGCAATCGGTCCGAATCGGCTGGCTAAACGGTACTCCTACGGTTTGCGGTCTGCCTCCCCATCAAAGTGTTCACGCGTGAACACTTTGGACTGGCCACGGAAGCGATCCCGGAAGTCGAGCGCCAGCAGCACCAGGCGCCCGACCACCAGTGCCACCGTGCCCCAGAAGGCCAGCTCCTGCGCCGGCCCATGCAGGGCATCGAGCCACCAGCCCATGGTGCCGCCGATGGTGACGATGACGCCATCTGCGGCGGTGCGGGTGGTGAGGCCGTGCATCACGTCCTCCAGGTGCATGGTCATGCCGCCATTTCCTCGGTGAGGTTGGCCAGCCGCTGCCAACCGACTTCAAAATAGCGCTGGTCGCGCTCGATGCCGATGAAGCGTCGGCCCGTGGTCAGGGCAGCGTGGCCGGTGGAGGCGCTGCCGAAGAACGGGTCGAGCACCGTCTCGCCCGGCGGGCAGACGGTGCCGATCAACTCGGTCAGCAGCTCCACCGGCTTCTCCGTCGGGTGGGCGCCCAGCCGCACCGGCGCATGGCGCAGCACGTTGGCGACGTTCCGGCGCAGCGGTTCGGTGCCCTTGCCCTTGGTGAAGTGGTGGATCAGCTCGTGCTGGTGGCGGAAGTGCGTCCCCATGCCGAAATAGGTCTTGTCCCACACCAGCAGCCCTACCCGCTTCAGGTCGGCGCTTTCCATGGCGTCGGCCGCATGGCCGGACAGGAACAGCTCGGCCGTCCCCCCGTCGATGGCGTCGGCCAGATGATCGCCCATGCGCCAGTCGATGAAGGCCAGCACATGGCCGCCCGGCTTCAGCACCCGCTGCCACTCCATGGCGCAGCTGCGCAGCAGGTGGAGGAAGCCGCGCGTGCTCAGGCTGTCGGAGCCGAACCACCGGTCACCGCCGCGCGTGCCGGGCGTCATCGTCTTGTTGTAGGCGGTCTTGCCGGCCTCGCGGGTGGCGCCGCTGGAATAGGGAACGTCGGTCAGCACCAGGCTGACCGAACTGTCGGGAAGCTCCCGCATCCGCTCGATGCAGTCGCCCAGCATCAGCGCGGCGGCGCCGATCGTCACGGATTGGGTGGTCATCACGAAACCCTTGGATTTCAGCCGTTTTTCAGGGGTCAGCTTGCGATAATGTCTGTTTTCGCAAGCTCGCTTTCAGGGCGTCCCGACCATCAGCGGCTTGACGAAGAAGGCGTCGTCCCCGCCGTCGATGGAGACGCCGGGAATGGTCACCGCCACCTTCGGCTCGGCCAGCAGTGCGGCCCGGTCGACCTCGGTCTTGGTCCTGATGAAGCGCCGCAGCTTGCGGTCTTCCTCCAGCAGCTTCAGCAACGCGTCGGCGTCCGCCACCACCACCTTGGCCGTCGTCCTCTTGACGCCGATCGTGCCGGTGGACAGCGCCACCGACTTCTTGCCGCCGCTCAGCAGGGTGGAGCGGTTGGCGTCGAAGTAGCCGCGCAGCAACTCCGTGTCGGCCTCGATCGCCGCACGCAGCGGCGCCGCCGCATTCTCATAGGCGAGGTTGGCCTGGGCGACCGCGACGTCCAGCGAGGCCTTCAGCCGGCTCAACTGCACCTGCGCGGCGCCGATCCGGCCGACGACAGCCGCGGCCTGGTCGGGGGTGCGCACCCTCAAGGGCGCCGGCTTGCGCGCCGGCCCGGTGACGGTCTCGCCCATGTCAATCCTCCACAATGAGCGCCGCCATCTGGCCAGCCAGGTCGGCGCGGTTGTCGTCATAGGTCTGCAGCACCCGGACGTCCCGGTGCCGCGAGAAGCGCTGCACCGCCCGGATGTTGCCGTTGCTGGCGTCCAGCGCCGCGGTGATGGCCGAGTGGCGCAGCCCGTGCGGCCGGGTGGTGATGCCCACCCCGGCGCCCAGCTCGCGGATGACCTGATACACGGCGGCGCCGGTCAGGCGCCCCTCGCCTCGGCCGGCGGCATCGAGGCGATGGAACAGCGGCCCGGGGTCCTTCCCCCGCACCGCGATCCACGCATCGAGCGCCGTCCTGGTGGCGGCCGGCAGGGTGACCCGCTCACGCTGGGTCCGCCCCTTGCCCAGCACCGCGACGGTGCCGCGCCGGCTCTCGTAATGCTCCAGGTCCAGCGACACCACTTCGCCGCGGCGCAGGGCCACGTCGTGCAGCAGCCGGACGATGGCGGTATCGCGCAGGCCCTTGGCGTCGGTGCGTTCCTTGGCCTGCGCCACCATGGCCCGTACGCCGTCCCGTCCCGGCCCGCGCGTGTCGCGGTAGGCCAGGGCGTCTACGTTCTCGACCTGCAGCGCCCAGGTGACCAGGCCGAGCGTGTTGCCCAGCTGAACGACGGACCGCAGGGCGGCCAGCCGGCGGTTCACCGTGGCCGGCTGCAGACCGCGCCGGACCATGTCGTTGCGGTAGCCCAGCGCCAGAGCGTTGGCCTGCCCGTGCTCCACTGCCAGCAGCATCCGCACCGCCTGCTCGGCGGTGGCGGCGAAGGCGGCCAGCCCGTCCTGCCGGGCCACGAAGGTCCGGAAATCCTCATGATCCCGCCGGTAGGCCCGGACGGTGTTGGCCGAGCGCCCGGCATAGAAGGCATCCAGGAGGTGTTCCTGGATGCGGTCCAGCCGCAGCGCCGGGGCGTGGCGGGCGTCGCTGACGTCCTGTCCGGCCGGATCGCCCGGAAGGACGGGAAGGGTCATCCGTCGATCGCGTCGCGCAGCTCGGCCACGGTCATGTCCTCCGGCAGCTCACGCAGCATCGCCGCGACCTGCTGGCCAAAGAACTCGACCGCGCCGTCCGACGGGCACACCGCCGCGGGTTCGGTGCCATGGGTGAGGCCGGCGCCGGCGGCGACCGCCTCGCGGATCAGTTCGTCCATCCTGCTGTCCTGTCAGGAAAGCCGCGCAACCGCCCGCGCATCGGCCATCCGGCCGGCGGCATGATCGCGCAGCATGTCGAAGTGAGGCGCGCAATCCTCCACCAGCTCGATCAATCAGGGCGCCCGGATCCAGCCGCGTGAGGTCTGGATCTCGATCGCCTCGATGTCGGCGCGGAAGGGTCCGCCCTGGTAGGTGATGCGCACGGCGAAGTGACGATCCACCGGGCCGAGCTGAAGGCACAGCACGCCGTCCCATTCGGTCCGCAGGCCAGCCCCCGGACAGCGGGAGGCCCGCCGCGGCAGCTGCCGGGCGGGCCTTCGTTCATACGCAATTCGTCCCGCTCACCCTGTCAAGGAATTGGCCCTCGGTCAAGGAATATTTTCCTTAATGCCCGTCGAAATATCAAAGCTGAGGGCCTTAAGTATCTGAAACGCATGCCTGAACCGGTTCAGCAGTTCCTGCGGCTATACCTTGATCCAAGCCTACAAGTCTGTGGCGGCGTTACAAAAACATCTTTCGGTATGCAATATGATTCAGAATATCAATTTCTAGATCTTTTCGTTTCCATGTTACAGATCTGAAGTTGTATTTCTTGTTGATGAGCTTTATTTTTTGCTTCAAGTTGAAGTCGTTGATTGCTCAACGGAGAAATGAAATGGCGTCCCGCAGCACTCTGATTAAGTTCCAGAATGAGACTTCCGTTACTCTCACGCTGAATTACGTCACTCTTCAACATGGCATCTGGACGGATAATATGTATCCGCCGCAGACGATCCCGCCCGGCGGCAATGCCTCGTTCCAGGCGGAGTCGAACGGCTTCATGACCGGCGACCAGGGAACCGTTCAGTATCTGGCCGGTTCGGAAGGGATTGTGGAACTCGATTTCGACAACCCCTTCTCGGGCGGCAACAGCTACGGCGGAAGCGCTCCGAAGAACTACCATCTCAACTGGAGCGGCGGTGGCGGCAACAATGCGACCGTGGTCTTTACCCTGACGCCGGCCTCGGCCTAATCGTCGTCGTCAGCAACCCCGCTGCAGTTCCTCTGCAGCGGGGTTTTGCTTTTCATGGCCACGCACCGTTAAGCTTTCGCCATTGCAGTTACAATACTTCTCAGTCACGGCACAGTTGGACATGGTAAGGCCATATCAGCACTTCATTCCCATGGGGTCGTGGGCGCGGTAAAGCCAGTCAGCACATGATCGCGGAGGCCCCAGCCACCGATCCGCTCCAGCAGCTCCATCATGCCGGCATGCCAGCCGGCATAGTCGGTGTTGGCCTCGACGATCTCGGCATCGCTGTGGGCGGGCTCCAGCGGGCACCATTTCACCTGCACCTGCCGGCGCCCGTCACCGAAGGTGCGGAAGTGAAAGCCCCTCTCCTCTTCCACGATCCGGCGCTGCCCGCGGGCGTCGAAGAGCGATTGCCCACGCAGCAGATACCGCTTGGCCAGCTCGGACCGGGTCGGCACGAACTCCCACCGCTCGGCCGTGACATGCCGGTACCGGCCGCGTGCCGGAGCGTCCATGGAAGCGGACGAGGCGTCGCTGCCACGGGTCCAGCCATCCCACCGCGTTGGCGACGGCTTCAGCATCAGGATGAACCTTCACGGCAATGCCGCGGACCGGCCCGCCGCCGTCCACGCGATCGCCCATCTCATGACGGCGCAGCAGCTCGGCCACACCGTCGCCACTTACGCTTTGCGGTTTCCATCCATGGTCATTCGCCGCGGCCTCGATGTCGAACAGGCCGGACTGGACGCGGTCGGCCTGCTGATCGCGCAACGCCCAGGTCACCAGAGTTTCGAGGTCGAGGCGCCGGCGGGTGTCGCAGCGGGCGAAAGCGATTGCCATGGACCTGCCCTCACGCCGCCGCCTGGGACAGTCCTGGGCCCAGCAGCCGGGCCACCCCAGCCACCAGCGTGTCCAGGGCCTCCATCGGAATCAGGCCGGGGTCGATCCGCCCGCAATCCTGCAAATAGCGCGCCTTGGCGAGCAAATCGTCGGCGGACAGCACCTCGCCGGCCGATAGCAACTGTTCCAGATTGCCCCGCAGCCGATCGGCCGCCTCGCACTCCGCGCAGCCGGCCAATTGTTGGTAAGCAAGGAACAACGGCATCAGCGACGCGGGCTTGGACATGCGAAACCTCCGGGCGAACCCCCTAGCGTGACGGCGCCACACCAAGAAATTAGGATTGTTTGCCCAAAAGGATTACCAATTCCTTGCCGATTGTTGTGTAGTCAGAAATTTCCTCATAAGAGGTCCGCTTGCCCTGCTTGATCAGAGCAAGCGGCGGCAAGATGCGATGCGCTCCCGCCCCTGGGCGAAATAGACGGCCTGGGCATAGATGCGCCACGTTCCGCCGACGCGCACCCCGGTGACGAAACCAAAGCCCTGCCCGTTGCCCAGGGTGCGATAGTCGTTCCGCTTGAAGGTATGCTGATAGCCGAAGGCGGACAGCGTGCCGGTCATCGCCTGATGATCGCTGCCTCCATCAGCGCCCTGAATGTTGTGGTGGGCGACTCTGACCGAATTGTTGGGACCGGCGACGCAGCCGAAAGAACAGCCGTCCATCATGGCGTTCATGAAGAACTGCGCCTGCCCACCGAGAACCGTCGAATAGCCGGAGTCTTCTTTCCAGGGCAGGAAATAACCCTGTGCCGCCCCCGCACCGTCCGGCACCACCTCATATGAATGCCCTCCGGCATTCCAGCCGGCGAAAAGGCCGAGCATTCCAGAAGAATAGTGCTCGACCTGCGAGTCATGCCGCCTGACTTTGAAATTAGACAGGCTCGGCCCGCCCGCCAGAGATGGCGCGCACATCCAATAGACCGTGTTCCGACAGAAGAATTCGTCCGAATTGTTTCGAATTTGATCTATAAATTCCTGGGCATCGACGTCTTCAGCCATTCATATCTCCTCCGATACTATGCGCGCTCTAATAAAGAAATATCCTCGAACCCGAGGTCGTTCAAAGATTTTCACCTGCATTGTTCTCGCGCGGGATCGTCGCGCGCAGCCTCCCGACCGGCCGCCCTGTTATGCAACTCCACCATATGCCGGACCACATCCGCCGCCGCCGGATCGGGCGCGACCGTCACCAGCAGGTAGCGGCGCACGCCGTCCAGCTCGACGGTGATGGCGCCCGGATCGTCCGGGTCCGTGCTCCAAGGCAGCGACAGCGCCGCCGCGAAACGTGACTCGCGCGGCGGCGCCGGTGGCGGAGCGGTCCCCTTCTCCACCGGCCGGACAGGCGCCGGCGTCACCGCCGGCACCTTCAGCGCCTCCACCTCGCCCCGTGTCACCGCCGGGTGGATCGTGCCGGCGTCCAGGGCCTGCTGGCGGGTGTCGTCCGGCAGGGTGGCGATGGCGTAGAGGGTGCTCATCGCTTCCGGCAGACGGTCCAGCGGCACCTGCCCCTCGTCGACGAAGGCGGCGATCTCGCGCAGCTTGCGGGCGGTGGAGGTGCTGAACGGAAGGTCGGTCGCCACCATCGCCTCGTACTCGCCATGGGGCAGAGCCGCCTTGGCCTCGTTCAGGCGGCGGCCGACGGCGATGGTCGCCTCCAGCGCATTCGACCATTCGCGGCGGATGTCGGCGGCGAACTCGGCCCGCGTGGTCAGCGGACGCGGGGTGGCCAGCATCGACAGGCGGGCGTCGCCCAGGCTGCGGCGGGCGGGCGGCCTGGGATTGTGCTTGGGCCCGGAACCGGATCGGGACAT